GACAACACCACGTTTCCGCTTCCAGTGTAACCAGTGGTACTTAACGGAATTACTACGCCGTTGGAGTTGGAAAGGCTGGCGACAGTAACTGGATACAACATCGAAATACTACGCGTCTCGTTCGTATCTGCATTAGCTATGGTTAAAACAGAAGTCGGAGATGAACCACTTCCTACAATATTCGTAAATGTCCAATTTGAACTTATAGGTTGGCTAGTCGATGTAGAGTAATAGCTTCCCGCAATGTACAAGTTGTTACTATTGTAGTTGGTCAACGAAGTTGCCGCCGCTTGCGGCCTGACAGTTACAGTACCATACAAATCAATGGTGTTTCCCGCTCCTGATGTCCCAAAAGTAGTGTTACCTGTAAAATTTGCCGTTGTTCCCGTCAAGCCTCCCGTCAATGTTCCACCAGACAGCGGAAGATAACTTCCTAATGTAGAAGACAACACTACACTCCCGCTGCCGGTCGTTGCAATATCTCCTAGAGTCCCTCCATTGTTATAAAGCACATGCCCAGTCGTGCTGCCGCTCACCGTGGTCGTGCCCACCGTAATGCCCGAAGCCGAAGCGGTAACAGTGCACGAACTGCCCAGTGTGCAGGTCTGCCCATTCACGGTTGTCGAAGTAGATGGCGTGCCAGTCAACTGACTATACGGCAGTGAGAGCGCCGACAGCGTCGTTAATGTAGAGTTTCTTGTCGCCGTGATATTAGCCGCTGTGCCTGTCGTGTTCTGGTTCCACGTTGGAACCGTACCTGACAAAGCCGAGTACGGAATGGTGGCGACTGTGCCAAGTGCTCCAGACGCGTTATTGGTCACGTAGCCAGCAGTGGTCAGCCCCGAATCCGTGATTCCACCCGCATGTAGACTAGCGTTTGCCGACGCTGAGCCTAGATACACATCGGTTACGCTGCTGTTGCCGATAACCGCTGTGTTGCTCCCTGCTCCGATTGCGCTATAGCCAATCACAATCTCGTTCGTATCGCTGGCAGCAGCAGCTTTGGTAAAGTTTCCTTCAAACACTGAATTGCTCGAATTGATATTTCCTGTCGTGCCGTCCGCAAGATACCAGCCAGATTGAAGCCCAATGGCAATGTTGGAGTTGCCGGTGGTGTTGTCATAGAGCGCAGTATACCCATTCGCGGTGTTGTCGGAGCCGGTGGTGTTGGAGAAGAGCGCATACATCCCATTCGCGGTGTTGTTGACGCCGGTGCCATTCAGGTTTCCCGCTCCACCAGAGTAGTAGTTATTGAGTGATGTCTGCGACTGGAGAGCAGGAACCCCATTTAACAAAACACCGTTCGAACCTATAGTCGTTGGTGTCGCAGTGCCAGCCGCGACGGCGCCTGAGAACGATGCGCTGGTGCCGTTGAGTGCGCCGGTCAGCGTGCCGCCCGTTGTAGGAAGATTTTTCACCCAACCAGAATTCGTACACTTGTACTCGACATTATTCGTCGTGTCCTGATAAGACTGTCCCCACTCTGCGCCATAAGGATAGACGGTGTAGTTTCCATTTTGCGTACAGGTGATCGTTGGCGCACCCGATCCAGTCAGAAGGTTCCATGCGACCTGATAGGTTGGATCAATTTGCGTCTGAGCAAACATAAGCGTGGAACTGATCAGGAAAAGCAGTGCGGCGAGTCGTTTCATGCTGAAGTCTCCTTAGTCTAGCTTACTGGTTGGTTCTTTGGGCCCATAACGATGGTAAGATTTACCGCTGTGCAATTCGCCCATTGTCCCGCTGTGAGCAAGAAGCTACCGTCCGAGGTTGGCGTGAGTGGTGTACCGCCGATGTTCGCGGCAAGTGTCAGTTGCATGTCGTAGACCCCCGACACGCTGAGAGATGATTGCCACTGGCTCAGGACTATATCCTGCTCAATGTTGGCGGCAAGAGTAAGAGCAAGATTCTGCGCCGCCGTAGTGATACCCGCGGAAATGGTCGAGTAACTGGCATTGGCGTAGAGCGTGATCGCCCCGGTAACAGTGTAATCAACTTCGGTCACAGCCGAAACCAGAACAGTGTCGCAAAGAGGACGCACGGTCTGCGCACTGAGAGCCGATTGAACAGCGGAAAGCAGCGTGCCAGAGGCGATGCCATCGCTGTTTGGGGATGCAGACGGTTGCGTTACGGGTCCTGTCAGGACGTAGACCTGCACCGTCCCTGGCGTTGTTGGGTTTGTCGGGACTTGGGCGTCAACAATGGTTGAACTCACGTCAAGTGCAAGAGATCGGTACTGTCCAGACGGGCCGGCCGTCGTGAGGTTGTTCGGTGCCGCCTGGATGCGTGTGCGGTAGTGGTTGTCTCCAGCAGTCGTTCCGGCTGGCTCACCCGCCGTTCCGTTGGCGGTCGTCGTCGTGTTGGCGACGGCAGAGACAAGCGGGAAAGAACCCATCAGGACACTGACCTGTCCGGCGAGGTAGCCGTTGCCGCTGAGTCCTGCCGTAGTGCATTGCGCCGCCACGGTGCCGACTGTCTGCCCTGCGGAGATAGTGAGCGCTGCCGTCGTGGCGAAGATGTAGAGCCCATCAGTGGTGCCAACCTGCGTACCGGAGGCTATCGTGGTGTCGGATGACTGTGCCGCGGTGAGGGTGAACTGTAACGTCGTCGTGGCGTACTGCGCGGGGAGACGATTGCAGTCCAGATACTCGCCGAGGTAGTCCAGCATCGGGTAGACGGCGAACGCGAGCAGGTTCTGAAGGCCGCAATACTGTATCGCGTTCCGGACCAGAATCTCTCGATAAGCGTAGAGGTTGATAAGCAACTGCTCGACCTGGGCCGGGTAGAGGGTTCTGCTGGTATCTGTCTCGAACTTGCTCACCATGTCGTTCAGGACTAGCGTTGAGTCGAGCCCATCTGAGTCGTTGACGAATGATGGCGTAGGCAGGTCAACAGGAACCGTCTGAGGGGTGCCGGTGGCCGCAGGGAACGATTGATTTGGGACGATGACCGGCATTTAGGAAGATCCTCCCACAGATATTGTCGTGCTCTCTGTGCCTATCGTAGTCGTGGTAGAACTGCTCGATCCCATGTCCGGTTTCCAGTTGATCGTCACATCGAGAGTCCCGATGTTCGTTGTGCTGGCTACCACATCGACGCTCTCAAGTGTGATACGTGTTTCCCAATCGTCAATGGCCGCAGAGATGGCGCCGATGATGGCCGGAATTGCTGCGGTGAGCGGGCGGTCAAGGAACTGCGTCAGATCGCATCCAAATGTCGGCCGGAATGGATCTTCTCCGGGGATTGTCGAAAAGATTATCTTGAGGCATTGATGAACATCCGCGTAGGATTGGCAAACTTGTCCGAGTCCTGATCCCGGTCCGCCTCCCGCCGTCGAGTCAAGCATCAGTTCCCAGCTCGATGATTGGATGTTGGTGAGGGTCGCGTATGGAAAAGTCGTGCTCATCAGTTGCTCACCTTCGTCAGGACACTCTCAATCGTGCTTGCCGTCCATGGCGTTGTCGGCGCACCGGTCACTCCACCTTGCGGGTCGGAGTGCGTATGTGCGTTGAACGCTGTAACCAGTTTACTCACCAGTGCCAGCGCATCCGCCGCCGCGCCGCCGTTGGTAAGCGAAATGCTGCTTGCAGCCTGAATCTCAACATTGCCCGATGAATCCAGTTCAATTTTTCCTCCTGATGGTTGGCTCAGAACCATCTGCCCACCGGCCCCGAGTGTCACCTGGAGCTGGTGCGTACTCGTGTTGTAGTGGATGATCGTCCCGTCAGAGAATTGTGTATAGCGGTCGGCCGGTGTGAGTCCTGCTGGCGCCGAGTCTACCGTCGACGGGACTCCACCAGTCACGATGCCGTTTTCGTCCCACTCGTCCATGACCACCGATACCTGCTCGCCGATGTCCGGCTGCCAGAAGTCTTTATCGTTCATCGTCTTCATGACCTGGACTGGCAACCAAAAAGACAGCACGTTCGCCTGGTCGGGGAACTGCACACGCACCCGGTAGGGCGGCACAGATTCAATCTGCGCAACGATGCCCGTCCGATAAGGCGGGTGGAACTGCTCCGTATATGGTCCGCGTACTGAGTCTGGCATCTACTCTCCGTAGTCGTCCGAGGCGAACTGTGTGGCCGCGCCGGTTATCGTGGTCCTGAGTTCCAATGAGGTCTTGTAGCCGTTCCGGTCCAGCCGATGCTTGCCCTCATTGATGATCCATTTTACCGAATCGAGTGCCGTCCCAAATCCGTAGAGTTGAACGGGATTCCCCGCCCGGTAGACCATCGATCCCGGAATGATGACCTCAGCCTTCAGGACGTGCATGTTGGCCGCGTGGAGATGGGCCTGTGCGCGCAGAGTGGCCTGCTGTGCGTTCTCTATCCGTTCCCGAACTAGTAGGGTGTCCTGAAGACTCAAGTCAGCGCTCTGAGCCGTTGTAGTGGCCGCGTTGGCCGTTGCTTGGAGCAACTTCTTCGAGTGCGGGTCGAAATACATCACCACGGCTTTCTTGTAGGTCTTGTCACCGTGGTGCTGCTGGTGAATGCGAAAGCGTGTGGAATCCGTTTTGTAGATGTACTGCGCATTCTTGTCTGTCAAGCTGGAGATGGTCTTCGCGTCCAGCTTCGGACGGCTGTAGAAGACAAGTTGGTTTCCGCGGATAGTGAACTCGTAGTTATGCGCGTTGGCGATGCGGTGCAGGAATCCGAGGTCAGTCTCAAGCCGCTGCGTCAGGCGTTGATAGGGAACATCGGGACTCACCTCTGTCGAGTCCACGCTCATTCCGTATTGTTTGGCAATCGTGTTCGCTATTGAGACAAGAGACTGACCCTCATAGGCGACTGATTTCGGAGTCCTGATGGCGTGAGTAACCCCGGCCTGGATTGCCCGGATCAGGAACGTATCTGGCGGTCCCTCTGCTTCCCACTCGTCCACTTCAAAGTTCCCGCAGGACACGAGAGACTGGCCTTGATAACCAATTGATAGACTGAGCGCTGTGCCGATGACCGGAGGGCTGTTCGCCCATGCGCGCGCCGAGTCCTCTACCTGAATCTCTAGTACATTCGCCTTGCCCCCAATCGCTTCGTCGTAGTGGACGTGTTGGGAATGGGTCAGCAGGTTGCCAGCGACTTGAGTGCCGCCATACATGATCTTCCACGCCGGGATTTGAACGGATGTGCTCATTTATCGATCCGCGAGTTTCTTTGCCCTTCGGATGATGTTATTTTCAATCACAATAGCATCTGGGAAGACACCTTTGTGGTATAGGACACCAAGAGCCTTATCTATTTCCGGAAAACACAGTCTTTCACAGTTGAGAAGCGCCGCCACATGGCTACTCCACACCTCTTCCCCTTTCAGAAACAGTGATGAACCGATCAATTCTGTACCTGTTACAGGCAAGGTTTCACCTGTATACTTGTTGAGATAGCATGTTTTCTCTATCACGGCAAATCCTCCGGCATCACAAACTGGTAACCTTTACTCGTCAAAACGGCGAGGCTTCCTGCTGGCGCAGAACTGATGTCAACGCCATCCTTTTGGGCTTCCTCTAGGCTCACGACAATCGAATTAAAACCGAGAGAATATCCCACAAACACATCATTGAAAAACTCGTCGAAATCTGGGGGCTTTACAGATACTATTGCTGGCATACTTCCTCCTCGCCTTATTAAACACCTTCCGGCGTATTTATCAAGAATAAAATTCAACCCCACGGCGTGCTGCTGGTCGTGCTGGTTGCTGGTGTGATCAGCGGGACGAAAACCTGCACTCCTTGTGCTACATAGTCGCTGATTGGAATGCCTGGATTGTACTGAATCAAGTCCTCAATCAGAGTGCTATCTCCGTACATCTTGTACGCAATAGCGTCCCAGCGTTCCCCTTTGGACACGTATATGATGCCCGATGACGGTGCAGACGGGTTGACGTAGGTGGTAACGAGTGAGGCTGTCAGGACCCCGCTTCCACCGTTTGGAATGACGACATTCGGCATCTACGCAGCCCTCGCAATCGTGGACAGCGGGACATTCGTATACGGTGTCTGCGCCGGTATGCCTGAAGGCGAGGCCGTGGCAGGACTCACGACAAGCGTTGAGCCGGCCGCTGCGCTCTGTGAGGTGGTGAGCCCTGGGGGATTGGTGTTGATTGTCGAGTTGCCGATGGTCCCGACCGTCATGGTGTTGCTTTGGAGCGTGGACGGTGCTACGTACTCGGTTAGCTCTAGATCCATCTCCGCAGCGATTACAGAGCCGTCGTCCGCCATCCACCGCTGTTTGATCCGGTAGTTCGAGATGACGAAGGTCCCGAGGATGTTCTTGTTGCCAAAGACAAACTGCTGTGGTACATGGAAGTCGGCAAGCTGTGTCAGTGCATTGATGGCCGTCTGAGGCTTGCACCAGAAATTGTGAAGGTAAATCGACAGTTCAACGTGACTCAGGTTGTCGTAGATCCACTGCAACACAGGAGGCGCACTGATTACGTTGAGTGCTTCGTAATGGTAGCGCTTCTCAATGTCTAGTTTGGTAGGGCTGGCGAGAGGCTGAAACGAGATGGGACCGAAAGATGCGAACATTATGCAGGCCCTCTGCTTGTCAATGCTCCGAAGCTACGGCGACTATCTTCGCGTTGAAGGTTTCTAAAAATGGTCTCAATCTCTCCACTCAAGTTATGGAGTGCTCCTTCTACAGCCTTTCCGATGGCTTGCGGATTAGCCCCAGCGTCAGCATGAACTGTCACTTGTGGGCTGTAGTGGAGGCTACCCTCTACCGAGTTCCATGCTTTCCCAATCTCGCGGCCGCCTGCCTCAAGTCCATGCACGGCAGCAACCGGAGGAAGATAATTCCACACATTATTGCCGAAATTCCGCATATCGTGAGGAGAAATTCCGAAGTTACGCATGAACCGATCAAATGCGACGTGTGCATCTCCAATGAGGCTGATGATCTTCTCCCAGTGCGTGTAAATTTCATAAGACACCGCAGCGATGGCGATGAGTGCTGTGAGAACCCACCCCACAGGGTTTGACTCGAACATTAAAGCCAGAGCAGGCCCCAGAGCGCCAATACCGCCCTCAATCACTAAACTTGCTGCAGCCCACGCATCGCCCATCATGCCGATTAAAGCAGTAATCCCAGAGATGCTACTAGCCAACCGGACGAATGGTGCTATTAGTTTTCCTACGCCTACAATACCGGTCAGCGTTACAAGTCCTGCTGCCATGAGCGCAAGATCTGCACCGATCTTCACAAGGGCAGGATGCACTTTGGAAAATTCCGTTATAGCATCCAGCCCTTTTGTAAGAGAGTCTGTTATGCCGTCGATTTGAGGCTTGAGTCCTGATCCCAACGCGACCCGAAGATTGGTTGCCGAGTCGGCCAGTTCCTTCCATCCCGAGGATGTGAGTTCATTGACCTTTTGCGCATCCTTTGCAGATTCCCCGGCATCGTTGTTGAACCTCGTCAGGATGCCGTTCATGTCACCCATGTTCTGCACCAGCAGTCCGAGAGCGTCGTTTTGGCCCTTCATCTGGTTCACGAGGGCCGAGCGTTGTGCGCTGGGCAGGTTGGCAATCTGCTGCAAGGTAGCAATCAGGTCGAGATGTTTCTCCTTCGTTCGCTGGATATGAAGTCCATACCGGGCGAGTTCGTTCGTGCCATCCTTGTTCGATTCGGTGAGTTTGTCGATGATGCCCTTGACGACAATCGCGGCACCAGCGCGTCCACCCTGCCCGAGTTTGCTCAGTTCTGCCCAAACGGTGAAGAGTTGGTCCACATCCACATGAGTCTTTCCGGCAACCTGCCCCAACTGCCGCAAGTCCCTCTCCATGTTGCCGACCGGAGCATCCGACTTCAGGAACCCGGCGCGCAACAGTGCCAGGTTGTCGGACAACTTCTCCAGCGACTCGTTTGTGTCCTTGCCCTTGATTTTCAGATTCTCAAAGGCCGAGCCAAGAATGTTTGATCCTGTCGTCGCATCTACGCGCAAGGCCGTTGCAAGCTGCGTGGCGATCTCCGTAGCCTTCAGGGTGGCACCCACGTCGCCCAGCTTCTTGTACATGTTCTCTTGGGCTGTGGTAATGTCCTCCGCGGACTTCGGGAACTTGATGGAAAGCTCTTCCGCTTGCTCCTGAAACTGCTTCAAAGCCTCTGCGCTGTCGTTCGTGACCATGCGTAGGCCGACCTGGGCATCCTCAAAGGCGGACGCGGGCTCGATAATGCCTTTCAGCATCTCGTAGCCCGCCCCAATCTCCAACGCTGAATACCAGATTCCGTGAAGGCTGTCCGAGAACGCTTCAAAGCTCTCGCTCACCTTCTTCAGCGGCTCTGTTGCCTCGTCGCGGAGTTGGACGAGAACCTTCAGGATGGATGTTTGATCGTCTTCGCTCAAGGTTTCCTCCGCTTCGGAATGCGCTTTTCAACGGCTCGGCTGTACTGTTGTAGAACTAGGTACCACCCCACCAAATCGCCTATTGACATGGAATCGATGGATTCAGGACTGACCCCTTCATGCACCATCGCGCCCAGTGCTTCCATGGTTAGGACGACTGGTCTGTTTGCGCGTCCTGAGCGGGTTTCGGAGCGTCTGGCGTCGTCTTCAGGACACTCGAAATCCTCTGGAGCAAAGGGCGCAATACCTGAGAGACCTCGGCGCGAAACACCATCGCATCATCGAAGTCCATCTCGTCCACATCTTCCATGCGGATGCGCTTTCCGTCCACAAGGGATAGACGGGAAGCCAGTGCGTCCTGAATCTTGATGCTGTCTGCGTTTTCGCCGGCGACCGTAGCGGCCAGGCGCTGGTCACGGCCAGTACCTTTCAGCAAGATCACGTGCTTGCCAGAGGGGAGGTCGAACTCGCGGCGAATCTGTTCGGGGGAGGGGGTTGTATCGGAAGTCAGTACGATGGATCCTGTTGCCATTTGAATCACCTCACGCCAGTGCTTGGCTATGGTTGTGGCGGCGCACGCGGGGCGCACCGCAGTTGTTGTTACTGCCCGACGCGCTCCACCACGTAATCCATGCGGTACTGCGCACCCGTATTGCTTGTCACAGTCGTGAACAGTGCAAACGTTCCGGCTGCGGCCAAATAGGATGTTGAACTCACCGACTTGGTAGAGTTTAGACCCGTCAAGTCGCACGTGCTGCTTATCTCGCCGTTCGCAGTGGCGGTTACTCCGCCAGCGCTTCCTGCGGTCGTAGTGCGCACGCTGGCGGTGATGCGGTAGAGTCCAGCAATGGGGGCCGTGAACACTGTGCTGGTGGAGATCGATGCCGTCTTGGCCGTCTGCGCTACCCACGGCTGCGCGATGACCGCCCACGGGTTGAACAGCGCGTAGAACGCCGGGCAGAGGGCCGTGCTGGGCGGAATAGAGAGATTGGCCCATCCGGCGTAGACTGCGGCTCCATTGGCGCTCACGCCGTTGCCCGCAACGAAGGTGATGTCCTCAATAGCGTGAGAGGTAGCAACCGAGTTCGCCGTGGGCACGTAAATGTTGAATGTCCCGGCTGCCGTGGTGAGGTATCCGCCCTTGACGGCGAGTATCCCTCCCGCAGTCATGTCGAAGTTGTAGCCGCTGGCCTTCTGAAGATTGATGTTGTTCAGTGCGATGAACGCTGAAGTCCCGCCAGACTTGATCTGCATCCCGCCCGTGATGAAGTCGCCGGCCAGGGTGCCGTTGACGGTTACGGAATATGCACCGCCCGTGTTCGTGAGTTGCACACCGTACCAGTGGACAAAGCCGCTGATTGTGATGTTGCCAGCCGCGTAGCTTCCACCGTGCCGCTCACTGCGCGCGGTTCCTGAATAGGCATAGTTGACGCTTCCCACCGTGTTCAGGTCATAGACGGCGGCAGGACCATTCAAGGTCAAGCCGTTCGTGAAAGTCAGTGTCGAGCCGTTGCCGAAAATTACATGGGGTTGAGTCCCGAGAGACAAGGCATTGGATTCCGTGTAGTTTCCTGTGGCCATCCACACAGCGTACGGGGCATTCAGCGCAGTGCCGGCAGCGCTCGCTTCGCCATAAGTCCTGAAGGGCGCTCCGATTGATCCGTTCGATACTCCGGTGAATGCAGCATCGACATAGAAAGTCGTGGTCGGGGAACCGCTGCCCGCGATGCCCAAATTGGCAAGGGCATGTGCTGCATCAGCGGCGGCCGTTCCACCATTGATGACCTTTGCGGTCTGGTGCCACTTCCCATCAGCGCCGCAGGTGTAGTGGTTATCGGGGCCAGCTACATCCTGCCATTCCTGGCCGACATTCGCAAGAGAGCAAACCTGCGACGGCTCTCCGTTTCCTGTAAGAATGTCCACTTATCAACCTCCGATGTTGCTACGGTAACCGGACAACTGGTCCTTACCGTTCACGACGTACTGATTCGAGAACGCGTCGAAGAGGTAAATCTGAGTCCCGCCAACGCTTAGATCGACGTGGTAGACATCGAAGCTGGATGTGAATTCAACCAGTTCCTGAGACTTGAAATCAATGTCGCCCACATCGAATGGGACGCCGTTGAAGTTGTAGATGACAGGACTCTCGGAAACCTCTCCCGATGCTGAGAGTGTCTGCAAGTCGCCGAGGCAACTGATTGAGCACGTCGAACTGGACAATGCCACTTGGCTGATGGTGTCAGAATCAAACGAAGACCACTTGATAGTGGACTCCATCATGTCCCAGCCAGTCGGGATCTTGATGCGCGCGGCCATGCCCAGGCCTTTGTAGTCTGTCCTGATGCGCTTGGGCTGGGGAACCTTCACTTCTGCGGCGCGCCCGAGGAGTTCCACCCCGTTCAAGTAGACGTTGCAATTCGACAAACTGTTGATCACAAGATTCGCCACGATTCACTCCTTATACTGTTGTGCTGGTGCTGGAAGAGCTGCTGCTCGTTGACGATCCGATGTTCGCCAGAAGCGAAGTGTCGACGTTGAACTTGTAGATGATCTGTTCAGCCGGTGGCGGAGGCATAACGTTGATCTGGAAGGTTAACTTACCGGCCTCTAGATTGGCAGTTGGATTGTCCGAGGAGTTGTATGTGACCTTGCTGCCAGAAATCAATGCGCCACTCTGAATGAGTGAGTTGATGAAAGAGTTCACTGCCGACAGAATCGTGTTGATAAGTCCGTTGGTGATGGGCTGATCGAGATAAGGGAGCGAGCTGTATTGGATGCTCTGCTCCACCACGTCGAGAGTCCTGCGGATCGAGATGAATGTCGTGACATTGCTGCTCGACGGAAAGCTCGAAGAGCGGTTTCCCCATACCCGGTATCCAGTCCCGTAGCCATTGAAAACGGTGATGATGCCCTGAGCGTTCAGCGTGTTGGTATCGCTTGCGCTGTCATAGGCGCTCATGTAGAGGCTGACATCGGGACCCAAAATCCCGTTGATGACCGTATTGGATGGCGAGTACCAGTAGCCGTCAGAAAGGTCTTTGCCGGATGTGGCACCAGCTACCCATGTGCTGTACGGGGTGTCAACATTCCCTGTCTTGTAGCCGAGGCTGACGGTACCCTGAGCGCTGATCGTTACGCCGGTCGGATCAATGATGCTGGTGGCCGACTTGAGCTGCCAGGGGAAGGTCAGGCCGAGGCGGTCGCTCGACTGATTGAACGCGTTGCCGGATGCCCCGCGATTGGCAACAGCCGTGCTCACGCCGATACCGGCAGGCGCGTCGGTGAAGGCATAGGCCCGAAGGGTAGTGGCCATGGCCAGCAATGCCGTACTGGTGGCCTGGTCTGTGAATGTAGGGGTAATCAGGAGCTTGGCAAACAGGCCCATCGTCTGGAATGTGGTCTGCAACGCCTGAATTCCGGTGTAGACGCCGCTATTGACGGTCCCGATGATGTCATTGGACGTCACCTTGGACGGGTCGGCATACACGCCTGTCACCTGCAACGCCTGCGCGGAGGTGATTGCGCCGCCGCTCTTGGTATAGAGCAAACCGTTCACGTAGTCGATGGTGTAGTCGGTGCCCTCGACATAAGTGATTGATCCGGGCTGATTCTTCACAACAACCGTCGTCGGCGGTCCGGCAAAGGTGATGTTGAATGTCGCACCGGTACCGCTCCCAGAAGTGCTGGCCTGAGATACAGGGTTCGACGGCGTGGCCGAGTAACTGCCGGCCGTCGTGATGGTCGCAGTGTTCACGCCAAAGACGGCGGAATTGAACGTTGCCCCAGTTCCGAGTCCTGTAGAGCTTGCCTGCGTGAACGTCGCGCTATTGACCGTGAAGACGCCAGCATTGACGATGCTGAAGGTGGCCACGCCCATGGTGATTGCCAACTGAGCTCCAGTCAGCCCCGCGCCAGTCACCGGCTCAAGAGCGGGTGCGGTGGGGTTGACCGTGTAGGATCCTGCCACAGATATCGACAGGACTGCAGTGATTGCGCCACCGGCCACTGTCACGGATGCTTGGAACTTTATGCCGGTGCCAGTCGTGCCGGTCACGGTCTGAGTCCCGTTCGTGCCGCCGATGCCGCCGGCCGCCACCGTGGCGCCCGTAACCTGAGTTGAGGTCACCGTCACTTGCGGAAGAGTTGATGCCGTCCCGCCCGTCAAGGTGATGCTGTCGCCGGCTGCGTAGTTGTGCGATGTAGCGCCGCCGGGAGCATTCACCGCCAGTGATACGAGATTCGTTGTCGCGACGGTCAGGACCGCGGGAGTCGAAGCCGTGCCGCCGGCCAGGGTAATCGTGTCGCCTGTTGCATAACTGTGGCTTGCCGCGCCGCCCGCCTGCGCCACGGTGTCAACCGAAGCGGTGGAGAGGGGGGTGTTGGGCAAGCCTGGACCAATTAGGCCCATGTGCCCGAGTGTCACCGGCACACTGTTGGATGCGGGTCCCGTCAGGGGGTTCAACGTAAACGTGCTCTGGTGCAGCAACGGATTGAACACGTCGATGACGACAACAGAGCCAGCATTCTGTAGGCGAATATCGGCCAGAGCTTCGGGGATCGTGTAGCCCGAAATCAGTTCGCCAAAGTTCGAGTCCGAATTGGAGGTTGAGGTCAGGGTAGGAGTGTTGATTCCTGGTCCTGATCCTGACGTAGCTGACCACTGGGGAGCAGAGCCAATCAGGCCAATGACCGCCGAGTTGGTGACCTGAATCGTATTGCCGCTGGTGTTGACCTCGGTTACCGTGATGCCATGGAAGAAGCTCATATCCCTCGACTCCTTTGCCGCTAAACGTGAAAAGGCCCGAGCAAGTCCAGCTTTGATAAGCCAGAATCGCTCGGGCCAAGTGCTTTGGTCCCGTCGATACAAAGTGTATCAGGTTCCTACTCTTGTGGAACGATAACCTGATCGCCACACGGCGTGACGTTGAAAATCTCTTTCTGCAAGTTCGCCAACGCATATTGGGGAAGCAGCCGCGGGCGAACGGTGAGGACGTTGAAAGTCAGGTCGTACAGCCAGACGCGCCCTTGTGGGTCCTGCTCTGAGAATCTTTCCTCGGTGAAGTAGGCGTGACGGCAGCCAGTTGGCTGAAATCCCCCAAGAGCCGATTCAATCGCATCGATGAGCGCGTAAACAGAGCCGGTTCCGCTGAGGTTCCACGCTGTCTTGCGCGCCTCGACGTGGACCTTGAACTGGAGTGTGCGCTCCTGGACCATGCTCGAGGTTGCAAGCGGTTTCGATAGTCCCGTGTTGCTGTAGGATATCAGGACAAAAGCAATCGCAGAGCTCGCCCACCACGTATCAAGGTCAAAGGCCGGGTAGATGTAGACCGGAATCGCCAGTGGACCAGAAGCGAAGAACGCCACAAGCTGAGCGGCAATCTGATTTTGAATCGAGTCAACAGTTAGGGACGCGGGGGGCGTGTTGGTCCTGCCGGCCCATGCCGTGGGGTCGATCTGTACCGGAAGCGCGCCGTATGTGGGGTCACTCATTTACGCATTCGCCTTTGCGCTCAGCTTCTCGGCTCGCGCCGCCGCTTCCTCTGCCAGTTTCTGATGCTCTGCCGCCCCTTTGGGTAGATTGTCGCGGTAGGAGTTGGCAGCTTGCCGATAATGGTCCTGAGCTTGCCCATGAGCGGCGGCCGCTTCCAGATGTTTGGCCTTCTGCTCGACGGTGAGTTCGGTGGCCGTCTGTCCATCCTGAACGCCTCCCCAGCCGTAGGCCTTGCGCTCGTGTTCGCCCTTCATCTGCGAGTGGTGCAGACCATGGGCAATGGCCAGGTGCATCTTCTCTTCGCTGGCACCGGCGTCCCGCTTTGCCATCGCCAGTCCGCGTGTCTGGCCGCATAGAACGCAAGGGCAGCCCACGCCGTGATTGTTGTAGGGGTTGGGGGTTGCCGACTTCGCCATTCCCATTCTGGAGTCTTCGTAGAACATTTGTCACCTCGAATGCGGCAGTACGATTTCTACGCCGAAGTTCTGTTTGCTCTGACGTTGCG